AAGACGAGAACGGCTGTATTGCAATGGATAAGATGGGGCTTGTCAGGGCAAAGCGTGTAGGCACTGGCTTTATGATGATTCAGCGGCAGGTGCTTGAGAAGCTACGGGATAGCCATCCCGAGTGGAGGTACTATGACGCAAGTGCCGACAAACATCTTTATTCTCTTTTTGATTTTAAGTCCACACCTGAAGGTTACATCGGAGAAGACTATCTCTTGTGTGACCGCGCCCGCGAACAAGGGTTTGAAGTCTGGATTGACCCCACAATCAAAATCGGCCACCTCGGGGCAATGGAGTTTGAGGGCAACTACGGGGAAGACATCCTCTACCCCATGTTAAAACCGTTAGAGGAAAATAAGGAAGCCGCATAATGGCTAAATCACCAGCATGGCAAAGAGCAGAAGGCAAGAATCCAAAAGGTGGCCTGAACGCGAAGGGGAGGGCTTCTTACAATCGCGCCAATCCCGGAAAGCCCGGCTTGAAGAGGCCCCAGCCAGAAGGCGGCTCCCGCCGCGATTCTTTTTGCGCGAGGATGACGGGTATGAAGAAGAAGCTGACTTCAGCCAAGACGGCCAAAGACCCGAACAGCCGCATCAATAAATCTCTTCGTGCATGGAACTGCTAATATGACACAGCATACTGAAATTACAAAAAGCGCGGTTGACGGATTATCAGTAATCACCGCTTTTGCTACGTTATTTCAAGTTTTACCTGCTATTGCTGCTTTGTTTAGTATTGTTTGGACGGGTATGCGGATCATTGAAATGATTACTGGTAAGCCGTTCTCAGAAATTATTAAGCGTAAGGATGATGAAAATGGCTGATCAAATAACTCCCACCCCCGAAGAAACAAAAAGATTGCGCGAGACATATCAAAAGCAAAAAGATGCAAGAACCCGCGAAGAGGAAGAAAAACGCGGCGGTGCGCCTACTCCTGAACGCCCTGTAAGCACTCCCAAACCGGGGTATAAAAAAGGCGGCAAAATCCGTGGCGGCGGCTGCGAGCAACGCGGCAAAACTAAGGGTAAGTTCGTCTAATGCCGTGGACTGAAAAACAACTGCGGTTATTTCGCGCCGCTGCACATAATCCTGATATTGCCAAGCGCACCGGGATTAAACAGTCGGACGCGGAACGCATGTCGAAGGAAGGCTTGAAGAAAGCCAAAGGTGGTATTCTGAAACAAGACACGCGGCATGGGAAGATGGACATGCCATTTGCAAAACTTGGCCGGTTTGCCGGTATGAAAGAAGGTGGGCTTATGAAGAAGCGTCGTTTTGATGAGGGCGGGGATATTGATTATGATCGTGACGAAAACCCCGAAGCTCAAGAAGTTGAACGTAAATATTTTGCTTCTGGTGTTTCCGCAAAAGACCGCGAATATACTCCATCTAAATCGACTGCTAAACCCGCTGCTAAGTCTGCGTCTGTTGATAGTTATGACCGCAAGGAAATGCGTGAGCGGCCTAAGTCTGATGATACCAGCGCAGTAACTGCGCGTACGGCGAAGAGCATGGGTTTCCGTCGTGACATGCCTTCTGCGGAGCAAAAAGAACGTAATGCTCGTGAACTTGCTAAAGAAGCTGGATTAGCAGCACTTGGTGGTGGCGCAGGAGCCGTTGCTCGCGGGGTGTATAAGGTTGGTAAAGCTGCTCACGCAGCACGGGAAGCGGCTACTCGGTACGCGGAAACTCCGGCAATACGGGCTATGAGTAAGGCAAACGAAGCTAAATTTGCTGCTCGTCGTTCAAAAGACCGCGAGGTGTTTGACGAGATGGCTAGGGGTGAAGGATATGGCTTTAAAAAAGGTGGACTTATGCGTTCCAAAAAAGACATTGGTAAAGACCAAATGGACATGGCTCCTTACAAGAAAGGTGGTTCTATGGAATCCAAAGCAATGATGAAGAAAGAAATCAGCTTCATGAAGAAAAAAGGCGCACCGGCGTCCATGATCAAGCACGAGGAAGCTGAAGCTAAAGGCTACAAAAAAGGCGGTAGCATCAAAGAAACGATGGGGCCGCGCGGTATGGGGCAGGATGTTGAGCGTGGTTCCAATACCAAACTGAAGCATGGTGAACATGGTATCCAGAAACGGGGGCATACCCGTGGGATGGAAGAAAAAATGAAAGGTGGCCCGAAGAAGTTTGCTGCCGGTGGTCACGTCCGCGCTCATGGTGAACATTCGATTCAGCTTAAAGGCCACACCCGTGGTCGTGTAGTCTAAGGAGAAAACATGAAATCACATCTCGACACACATCACGAAGCACACGACGGTGTACTCCCGCATAGCCACACGCACCACGATGAATTCGTAAAAAAACATGCTGCGGGTCATGCGCACCATTCCGAGCATCATAAAAAACACGCGGCGGGTCACACATATCATGCCGAGCATGTTAAAAAAATGTGCATGGGCGGTAAGGCAAAATGAAAGCCTCCCGTGGTATGGGGGCAATCGCCCCCTCCAAAATGCCTAAAGGCCGCACGACGGTTAAACGTGACGGCAATGAGCCTGTTGGTTTGTTTAAAAAAGGCGGTTGGATTAAGGGTGCCATCAAGCACCCCGGCGCTTTTACGAAAAAGGCCAAAGCTGCGGGTAAGAGTGTTGCTGCCTATGCTAAGGAAAAAGCCGGAGCTTCGGGCACACTTGGTAAACAGGCTCGTTTGGCTCAGACACTGAGTAAACTTCGGAAGAAGTAAATGGCATACAACACCACAGGTACCACGGCATTCAACCTCGACCTCAATCAAGCGGTAGAAGAAGCTTTTGAGCGTTGTGGGTCTGAACTTCGCTCCGGCTATGACCTGCGCACGGCGCGGCGTAGCCTTAATCTCATGCTGCTTGAGTGGGCGAACCGTGGTATTAATATGTGGACGATTGAGCAGGGAGAAATCACCCTGTCTCCGGGCGTTATTTCCTACACGTATCCTATAGATACCGTAGACTTTCTTGACCACGTTATCCGCACCGGTTCTGGCACGACCCAGACCGACATCAATATCACGCGGATTAGTGAATCTACCTACGCGATGATCCCCAACAAGAACGCTACGGGTCGGCCTATTCAGGTCTGGATTCAGCGTTTGTCGGGGGCAACCGACGCTGCGGGTAACGTGGTCTACCCCCAGATTCATGTCTGGCCGAGTCCTGATTCAAGCCAGACCTATACGTTTGTTTACTGGCGTCTGCGCAGACTTCAAGAAGCGGGTAATGGTATTAACGGCCAAGATATCCCGTTCCGGTTTTTGCCGGTGCTTGTGGCTGGGCTTGCTTACCATCTGTCGAAAAAGATTCCCGGCGCTGAAGCTAGGATTCAGATGTTGAAAGACGACTATACGCAAGCATGGGAAGAGGCCGCTACGGAAGACCGCGAAAAAGCCGCAATCCGGTTTGTGCCGCGTGAGACATTTTTGAGGTAAGAGATGCCAAGTCGGTTTAGTTCCGCACGGAATTCGATTGCTGAATGTGACCGGTGCGGTTTTAGATACAAGCTGACACAGCTTAAAAACTTGGTTATTAAGACCAAGAATGTGTCAATTAAGGTGTGCCCTGAGTGTTGGGAACCCGATCAACCGCAGTTACAGCTTGGCCTTTACCCCGTCAATGACCCGCAAGCTGTAAGAGAGCCGAGGCCCGATGTGAGCTATACCGTATCAGGAACGAGTGGTTTGCAAATTCAGCCTAGTGGCACGGGGCCGCTGGCAACTGGGTATCCGGAAGGCGGTAGCAGGATCATTCAGTGGGGTTTTAATCCCGTGGGTGGGGCTTCTGCAAATGATGCTGGGTTGACCCCAAACAATCTGGCTATGGGTATCAGTATTGGCACTGTTACAATAGCAACAACTTAGGAGATTTAAATGGACGCAAAAGCTGCTGTGCGTAAGCACGAAAAAAGGCTTCATCCCGGCGCAAAACCCACGTTTAAACGTGGCGGCGTTACTTCGCTGGAAATGAAAAAGGTCGGGCGTAATCTTGCTCGTGCCATGAACCAGAAAAAACCGACTCGGGGGCGCTAATGGCTCAGAAACCTGAATTTGAGTTCTTTGGCTGGGGTGATAAAGACCCCACCAATAAATACATTCAACCCAAACCCAATACCCACAAACCGGGCAATCAGGAAGATACCGGTTACCCGCAAACGGACGTTAAAACTTCGGGTATTGAGATGCGTGGATACGGCGCTGCCACCAAGGGCAAGATGTGTCGCGGCCCGATGGCGTGAGATAGGCGGGGACTGAATTGAACTACACCACGTTGTTTAATACGATCAAAGCGTATGTGGAAAGTGACTTTCCTTCCACGACGTTTACCGGCACGGACAATTCTTCTGTCGCAACTGTCACAAGTTCGCAGCAGATTAACACGTTCATTGAACAGACCGAACTTCGTATTTACAACACAATTCAGTTCCCCTCGCTTCGCAAAAATGTTACAGGCACTACGTACACGGGAAACAAGTATTTGTCTTGCCCAATTGATTTTCTGTCCGTTTATTCGATGGCGGTAATCGACGGAAGTGGTAACTACAGTTATCTGCTAAACAAGGATGTTAATTTTATTCGGGAGTCTTTCCCCGCTGCATCTTATACAGCGCTGCCGCAGTATTACGCCATCTTTGGGCCTACAACGACCGATGCGGTGTCTCCTGTAATTACCGACGAGCTTTCGTTCATCCTTGGCCCGACGCCGGATGCGGCTTACAACGTTGAACTGCACTATTACTACTATCCTGAAAGCATTACTACTGCTTCGGATGGTCAGACTTGGCTT